CACGGTCAGCGACTGTCATCTCTGCAGTCGAAGACACCGTCTATAAAGCGGTGGATTACGCTCTGCATCCAAAGAAAAACTTAGTGATTTGGTCGGGCACGCCATTCAACGCTAAAGACCCGCTGTACAAAGCAGTTGAGTCGGGAGCGTGGGCGGTCAACGTGTTTCCTGTCTGTGAGCGATTCCCCTGCACGCGTGAAGACTTTAGAGGGTCTTGGCCCGACCGGTTCACCTACGATTACGTGGTAGTCCAGTATGACAAAGCCCGTAAGCTGGGCAAGATCGATACGTTTAACCAGGAGCTCATGCTCCGTATCATGTCTGACGATGACCGTCTTATTAGAGACGCTGACATCAAGTGGTACAAACAAGCTAGCGTTATCGATAACCGTAACAGATTCAATTTCTACATCACCACTGACTTTGCCACTAGTGAGCGCCAAGCCAGCGACTTCTCTACCATCAACGTTTGGGCGATTAACAACAACCGAGATTGGTACTGGGTCGACGGCATCTGTAAGCGCCAGCTCATGGACCAAAACATTAATGATCTGTTTAGGCTTGCTCAGATGTGGACGCCGCAAGAAGTAGGCATTGAGGTCTCCGGACAGCAGGGCGGCTTTATCCCATGGATTGAAGAGCAAATGCTGACTCGAAACATCTACTTCACGCTAGCTTCCGAAGGTAACCAGTCCCGCCCAGGTATTCGTCCCACGACAAACAAGATGCAGCGGTTCAACACAGTAGTCCCCTGGTTTAAAGCAGGGAAAATGTACTTTCCCAACGAACGCCAATCAGGCCCCGAAATGGTAGAGATGATGGAGGAACTCAGCTTGGCTTCGCCAAGCGGGTTCCGCAGTAAGAAAGATGATCAGATAGATAACATTTCGATGCTGGGTTTGATGACAGTCTGGCCACCCAGTCAAGAAGCAGTTAGTTCAGAAAAGTCAGACGGATTGTGGGAGATTGATGACAACGAAGAGGCCACTGAAGCTCTTGAATCTTATATTGTGTGAGGCACTAAATGTTATTGACCGAAGTTTACGACCAACTCGCGTACGGAGAGCTCCGTAACACTGTCCTCGGAGATGCCATTGGATTAACGGGCAGTATGGATGGCGCCGCAGATGGGACTAACGTTGAAACCATTCATGCAAAAGTGCTTCCGCTTGTTAAATTGGGTATTACTGAGCTGCACAAGCGATTTCTATTGCGCGAAGTTACGCTCGCTCAAGCTTTGGTTGCTGGGCAGGCAAACTATACGCTTACGCCGGCTAGTGATGACCTACTTAAAGTAGTCCGTATTTACGGTACTTACTTAACTAAAAAGTTTGAGATTCCTATTAATGAGATTAACAACGACCTGTCTATCCGGATTGTCGATAACTTATTAATCGTACCGACAGACGGGACAAAAGCGCCTTGGCTTTTAGAAACCACGAGCTTGTCTATTATCTATCAAGCCGACCATGTCATGATTCCAGCGTCTTTGGCTTGGGCGTCCGCCTCTTCAACTGCCATTACATTACCCAGATCGCACTTATGGGCACTTTGCCTGTATGTCGCTAGTCGTGTCACTAACTCGATGGGGTTTGGTGGAGAAATGCACGAAGGAAATAACTATGCGATCAAGTTTGAGCAAGAAGTCGCGTCCCTTAAAGGGTTTAACTTTGAAATAGACACAGACTACGAAAACGTGAAATTAACCGATAGAGGGTTTGCCTAAACTAATCCCAGAAAAACCTTTTTGTGCCTGCTACGTTAGCCGCTATGACTAACGTGACGAGATAAGGTAAATGGCAGAAGAAGAAGAGAAGGTCACACTAATTGATACTGATCAAGCATCGGATATTACTCCCGAAGGCTGGACGTCTGCTCCGACACTGGGCGATCTAAAGCAAGAACAAAGAGACTCTAAAGACGCTTTCGACACACAAAAAAATAAGATACGCGGTTGGTTAGATAATCTGCACATGGAAGGTAGTGCTAGAGTTAATCCTCCTAAAGGATATTCTCAAGTACAGCCTCGATTAATCCGTAAGCAAGCAGAATGGCGCTACCCTGCCCTATCTGAGCCTTTCTTATCAACAGAAGAGCTCTACACGCTTAAGCCTGTAACCTGGGAAGACAAAGAGCCCGCCAGGCAAAACCAGCTAGTTATCAATAATCAAATGAGCACTAAAATCGATAAGCAAAGCTTTATCGATGATTTCGTCCGGGCGACTGTTGACGAAGGGACCGCAATTGTAAAACTTAGCTGGGACTTTCAAGAGGAAGACGTTACTGAAGACGAGCCGGTATACGCCTATGAGCCTGCCCCTCAAATGGCTGAGCTGCATGAAGAATTGCACGCGATGATGGAAAGTAACCCAACAGGGTATGAGGCAGAAATACCTAATGAGCTAAAAGCCGCACATGAAGAAACAATGCGTGTTGGTGAGCCAGTAGAAGCGTTTATCATTAGTTTTAATGAAGTAACTAGAACGAAAACAGTAAAAAATGCTCCTTACATAGAAGTCTGTGATTACCGAAATGTAATGCCAGATTTCTCTTGTCGAGGCGACTTAAGCAAAGCCGGGTTCATTATTCACTCTTATGAAACGACTACTAGTAATCTAACAAAAGCCGGTAAGTACCAAAACATTGATCTTATCAACGTGGAAGGAGCTACTGCGCTTGCAGACCCTGATCACGAAGTTAACGACGAAGAACTGCAGTCTTTCCAATCTAAAGACATGTCTAGAAAACGCGTTGTAGCGTACGACTACTGGGGATACTGGGATTACGACAGCAGTGGCATTGCCAAGCCAATCATATGTACCTGGGTAGAGGGCACAATGATCAGGATGGAAGAAAGTCCTCATCCAGACGGAGAACTGCCTTTTGTGTTTGTCCCTGCCCTGCCCGTCAAAGGTTCTTTGTACGGCGAGCCAGACGGCGCATTACTTGAAGACAATCAAAAGATAATTGGTGCCATTACGCGAGGCATGGTCGACACCATGGGTCGATCTGCTAATGGGCAAATGGGTACGCGCAAAGGTGCCTTAGATTCAATCAACTTACGCCGCTTTCAAACCGGAAAAGATTATCAGTACAACGGCAATGTCGATCCTCGCATGGCTTTCTTCATGCATCAGTACCCAGAACTCCCTGCTTCTTCCCAGTTCATGATTGAGTTACAGAATTACGAAGCTGAATCAATGACCGGTGTTAAAGCATTCTCTCAGGGCATTAACTCTGGCGCTTTAGGCGAAGTAGCCACAGGAATTAACGGTGCACTAGATTCAGCGGCTAAGCGCGAGACTGGAATGCTTAGGAGACTGGCTTCTGGCATGACAAAGATTGGGCGAAAGATCATTGCCATGAACAGTGAGTTTCTAGAAGACGAAGAGATTATACGCATCACTAATGACACTTTTGTCGCTATACGAAGAGATGATCTTCAAGGCAAATTTGATTTAGTAGTGGATATCAGCACAGCTGAAGAAGACAACGCCAAAGCTGGTGAGCTAGCCATGATGCTACAAACCATAGGGCCAAATGGCGACCCTGAGCTAACTAAAATGATCTTAAAAGATATTGCGACACTCAGAAAAATGCCTGGGCTTGCGCATCAGATCGAAGAATTCCAGCCTCAGCCCGATCCTGTACAGCAGGAACTCGCCCAACTTGAGATAGAACTTAAGAAGGCTGAGATCATGAAAGTGAAATCTGAGACTGCAGAGAACTTTACTGATGCTGACTTGAACTCAGCTAAAGCTAGCACAGAAGCCTCACAAAGCCGCAAATTAAACAGTGCAGCAGACAAAACTGATCTTGATTTTGTTGAACAAGAGTCCGGTGTTACTCAAGAGCGCAGTAAAGAATTACAAGGCGAACAGGCGCGAGGCAACATGCAACTTGAGCAAGTTAAACAAGCTGGGCAGATGGAAGCTAACAATGCTTCTCAGTTAGAGCAGTATTTAAGAGGTACAAAATAATTCAGAAAACCTTTTTTTCTTAAATTAGAGTCCGTTAAGTAAACCTGTTAACTAAACTAGCAATGATAGGAAACTGAGCATGCGGGAAGCACAAACAGAAGTAACAATAGAAGACATACAGATTCAGTTAGAAGATGCGCGGACAATCATTCGTGAAGCAGATGCGCTAGAAAGACTATTTCATAATCCCGACTTCAATACAGTTATTCGAGATGGCTACTTTAAAAACGAGCCAGCTCGACTTGTTGAAATGAAAGGCACTCCTGCTATGTCTAGTGAGGTAAACCAACAAGCCATCATCAAACAGATGGACGGCATTGGTTCTTTACAACAGTACTTTAATGCTCGTTTTTTAACGGGTGATATGGCTAGAGACGCCATACGAGATGGTGAACTACAGATAGATGAAATGAATGAGGAAAATCACTAATGGCCGGCGAAGCTGCTGAAGCAGAGCAGGATGTTTTTAATTTGTCAGACGAAGATTTTGCTGCACGCAGCAATGATCTCCTCATTGGTGTTGATAATGAACAAGAAGGTGAGCTTGAAGAGGTGGCATTAGAGCCTGAAGAGGTTCCCGTCACAGACGATATACAAGAGGAAAATGAGGAAGAAGTTGATCAAGAAGATTCGGGCTCTGAGGAGACTGATGAGGATGCGCCAGACGAAGAAGCCGAAGAAAGTGAGCCGGATCAAAATTTGGAAGGAAACGCCGAGGATGAGGGCGAGCCGGATACGGGCGAAGCTGATGAATCCGCCATTAACTATAAGCAAGAGTACGAAAACCTCTTAGCAACATTCAAAGCTAATGGTAAAGATATGAAAGTCGACAGCGTCGAAGACGCACGTCGACTTATGCAAATGGGCGCTAACTACAACAAAAAGATGTCGGGCCTTAAGCCGAATCTAAAGCATTTAAAGTTGCTGGAAAAACACCAGCTGCTCAATGAAGAGAAATTAAGTTTTTTAATTGACCTCAACGAGGGAAACCCAGAAGCGATCAAAAAGCTGTTAACCGACAGTAAGATCGATCCGATGGACCTGAACCTTGAAGAGGATATGAATTACAAGCCGTCCCCACGAAAAGTGGATGACCGAGAGGTTGAGCTGGATAGTGTTCTTGAAGAGTTACGTGACTCTGAGACCTATGACCGGACCCTTGATGTTGTTGGCTCGAAATGGGACAGCGAGAGCAAACAGATCGTAGCTGATCAACCACAACTGTTGAAAGTAATAAACGACCATATAGCTAGTGGCATTTATGACTTGATAAGTACTGAGGTAGAGAGGGAACGAGTGTTTGGGCGTTTAAGCGGCGTAAGTGATATCGACGCATACAAGCAAATAGGCGATGCAATGCAAGAAAATGGCGCGTTTGACCATCTGTCCTCAAAAGAGGCAGTACTGGGCAAAAGACCAACGAAAGCTGCAGCCCCTAAACCTAAAGCAGTTGATGACACGAAACGACGAGATAAGCGCAGGGCTGCAAGCCCATCCAAACCCGCTGCACCTACAGCCGGCAAAGCGGACTACAACCCGCTTAGTATGTCGGATGAAGAATTTTTGCAGCTAGACCCTAGTCTTATTTAAAGGAATAAAAAATGTCTCAACAATATAATAATCCAGTCGGGGGTACAGCTTCCGATATTGGTTCGCAAATCCGTACTGATCACTTTATCAAAACGGCCCTCATCGAAGCGCGGAAGTCACAGTACTTTTTGCCTTTGAGTGGCACAACTAACCTGCCCAAAAACATGGGTAAAAAGATCAAGAAGTATCACTATCTGCCTTTGCTCGATGATGCCAACATCAACGACCAAGGTATTAACGCTGCTGGTGCGTCTACGGCGATGAAACTTACTTTTAAGTTTCTGCCCCCTGGCGTAGTAAAAGCATCTAACGAAATGAATGTTCTTACAATCATTGGTGAAGGTGCTAATGCTGGAGCAGCTGCTACAGCCGCTAAAACTCAAGTTAAACTTGAAAGCATGGTTCAGTCTGCAGGCTACGCACTTGTTACGTGGGATACAAACTGGGATACCACGATTACAGCGTATGTCGCTGCTGGCTGGAAAGTTAATGATTTAACTAAAAGCGCTGTTGATGGTGCTGTTTCTGCTGCTGTTCCTGGCACAGGTAACCTTTATGGCTCCAGCAAAGATGTTGGCGCAATCCCCGGCAAACTCCCAGCACTGACTGAGAACGGTGGACGCGTTAACCGAGTTGGCTTTAAGCGAGTAGAAGTTGAAGGGTCTATCGAGAAGTTCGGTTTCTTTGACGAGTACTCTCAGGAGTCTTTGGACTTTGACTCCGATGCTGATCTGCAAATGCACATCAACCGTGAAATGCTGAATGGCGCTTCTGAAATTACTGAAGACGCACTACAGGTTGATCTGTTGAACGCAGCTGGCGTAGTGAAATACGCGGGTGGTGCTAGCCAGAACTCTGACATCGATGTGAACGACATTGTTACCTATCTTGACCTTATGCGTCTTGGTATCGATCTTGACAACAACCGTTGCCCTAAGCAGACGAAAGTCGCTACAGGCACACGTCTTGTTGACACTAAAACGATTCCAGCAGGCCGTGTTTTGTTCTGTGGATCTGAGCTTCAGCCTACGCTGGAAGCCATGGACGATCTCCACAGCAACCAAGCATTCATCGCAGTCCAGCACTATGCGGCTGGGTCAACTGTATTGAACGGCGAGATCGGCATGATTGGTCAGTTCAGGATCGTCATTGTTCCTGAGATGCTGAAATGGGAAGGCGCTGGTGCATCTGCTACAGGCAGTTCTACTAACTACGGAACTGGTGGAACGTTTGACGTTTTCCCCATGCTTGTTGTTGGTGAAGGCGCGTTCACTTCTATCGGTTTTCAAACTGACGGTAAGACTGTGAAGTTTAAGATCAAAAACAGCGAGCCAGGTTCTCCTGAGTCGTATGCTTCTGATCCTTATGGCGAAACGGGTTTTATGAGCATCAAATGGTATTACGGAACACTCATTGAGCGTTCTGAGCGTATTGGTTTAATCAAAACCGGTGCAACGTTGTAAACCCTCTGGTTCCCCCTTCGGGGGGAACCATTCTTTTTTGTTAACGGAGATTTAACCGCAATGTCTGAAGAAGATACTCACACAGAAGAT